TCCATATCATATTATCGATCTGATATATCTGCCACATGGGATAAGACGGTGCACCCACGATCCTATAGGAGACTCTTATTGGAGATGCTAGCTCGTCCTGATGTGAGCCTTCGGGATATATATAACACAGTCGAGTCACGTGGTATACCCTGGGAATGGTTGGTGATTTGTTTGTATCCGAAAGAGCGGGAGTTTAAACTTGAGCCACGGATGTTTAGTATGATGGTCTTTGAGATGCGTCTTTTCTTCAACTGCATGGAAGCAAATCTTGCTGACCATGTTCTTCCGTGTATCCCAAGCCTGACCATGACGGATTCTAAACAGGATATTATTGAGAGATTTTTGAAGATGATGAAACCATCGAAGAACCAAAATATTGTTATCCTATCTACTGAGTTTGATGTACACCGCTGGAATGTTAATTGGAGAGCACTGCCGATCAATCCCATTAGCATGGACTATGATGACATATTTGGTACTGTTGGTAGGTTTACATTGGTTCATGATTTCTTTAGGAGGTGTCTAGTGGTGGTACGGGTACATGGATATGAACCAGATGGTATCAGACAGCCACACCCGCCGCGAACTGACTTATGTTGGGAGGGTCATGAAGGAGGGTTTGAGGGATTATATCAGAAGGGATGGTCGATTCCTACTGTTGCAGCGGTTGACATTGGATTGAGCGGGTTTGATTTCTCTTATCGCACGACAGGCCAAGGTGACAATCAACTAATGGTTGCGCGCATTGATGTAAGTGGGCAAGTCGATATCAGTGAGTATCTACGAACCCTCTCCTTCCAGATAAACAAACAGGTGGCTTCAGTCTTCTCATTTGTTGGACAAGCTGTTCGGCAAGAGGAATGTATAGAGTCAACCTCAGTTGTTACTTATAGCAAAGACATTTACATCAACGGGGCTGAACATTATACAAGTCTGAAAACTCTGTCCAGGATTTTCCCCAGGGGAGCATCTGATTTACCGTCCATTATAGACAATATATCATCATTGTCATCTTCATCGATAGCTGCAGCGGAACAGAATAAAACCCCCCTTATCTGTTACCTCATAGGTCTCTTCCATATCAGTCTGTATTTGCGTAGACTATTACGGAGACGTACTCAGGAATCAGCTTTCCTAACAGACACTGATCGTGGACGTTTATCAGATAAGACCATAACAAGATTGTTGATGATTCCATCTTCATTAGGAGGTTTACCGGTTCCAACTATTTGTAACTACCTATGGAGGGGATCAGCTGACCCGCTATCAGATGATTATGTCCACCTTAAAATTCTTCTCTTAGGCGGAGCACGCATTGTAGGATCAGTGTTTACCGCACTCAGAGAGGGGAGATGGGTGGATCCTAAGGCGGATCCTCGACGCCTTCTTGAAGACCCTTACAGTATTCCTCTACTGCAAGGATTATCCTCTGATGGTGTCGTGAGATCAAGCTCACAATCTGTACTTCGGGTCAAGACAGAAAATACTGCCATCTCCGAGCTAATGTCACTTTCAGTTAATGATTATGAAGATACAATAGTTGAATCACTATTGTCACTACGACCGTTCAATCCGTCACTGGCATCTGATCTATTGAGTTTGTCAGTTGTCGGAATACGAAACACAGTCCAACGTATGTTCACATCAACTCGCACTGTACAATCACTATTGGAAGGGCACGAGTCTGATCCAGGGGTTATGCTGTTATCAGCTAGTGCAACAGGATTCAACAGGGTGGTGATACGACTGGATAATCTCACAGCACCTCCAAGTAACCCACTGGATGCTTTCACGGAGGTGGAGCATCTTAGAAAAATGTGGCCAGATGTGGGAACACATATTGTAGGAGTGACATCATATTGTCCACTGGACTGGGATATCTCTCTTCAGGCATATCCTATCCACTCCGAGGGTATCAAGGTGCAGTGTTGTAGTGGGTCAGATAGATATTATATCAGAGGAAACGAGACTCCTTACCTTGGGTCACGAACCTTTGAGAAGCGTGCTGTACACGGATACAAGATCATAACATCGAGCGCTGCTGACAAGGCATACAACAAGTTGCTCAACATCGCAACACAACCTGGGGTCTCCACAACTTTCCTGGACCTGGTCGAGAAGATTGCTTCAACACGGTGTGCTATACCGTTGCAAGAAATGATACCCCTTACAAGCCGAGCTATAGGAGGAAGTATATGTCATAGGTACGATGATAATCAGGGCTCTAGAGGTTCATCGGTGATAGGGACTGTAACATTTGCAAGTTACTGTGTATTACATTCAAATCAAGCTGGAGTGTTATCTGCTAGCTTGGTTGATTATCCGGTTTTTTTTCAAGTATTTAATACAGCTGGTATAGGTCTCCTGCATTTAACTACTGGACGTAGGAGTGATAAACATTCATGGATTACATTCCTTGTTCCTGACAGTGTTTGCTCTCTTCCAGAAGACGCATTGGTTTGTAAGACCACATTATCAGGTCCCTCGCCTAAAATGACTGGTAATCCAATTGTTTATACCCAAGACTTGACCCTAATACGAGTAGATCGGCCTCAGACATCATCATTGATTAAACATGTCGCATACTCTGAGGCCCTTAGGGTTCCTGATTATCATTTACTTGAGCGGTTGATATGGCGATCCTTACAAGCTCGATACATAGGGTTGTCTCTTGCAGATAAGATTGATCGACTTATCACTATCAAGATTGATGTCTTGGAACTGAAAGGTATTTGTCCATCTGATGTGTTTAAAGGTTGTAGTTTAGCCGTATGCAGATACACTCTCACATCAATGTTTGCAAGATCACACCATGGTCTGAGGTGGAACCCACTTCCAATGATTCTGACATTGAGTGATGCAATTAGCAGAAGTCTAATCAAGATAATCCATCATCCTATATTCCAACATGATGAGCTGTGGCGGGAAATAATAGTGTCATCTCCAATGGTTTATGGCACTAAGCACTTGAAT